TCCCGACAAGGCGTCAGCAACCTTGGGTTGCTGCGCCTGTGTGAGAGATCCAACACGGAGATTGGATCTCCACAAGGCGTCGGTATGCATGTACAGGGAGGGCGCATGGATAGGTGTCTAGTGAGGGGTCAACACCCCAGTCGAATGGAGGAAGTCATGGGGCAGCCTGTGCACGTACTGAGCAACATCAACGCGGACGCTCGCACGGCCACGTGCGCCGCGTGTGGGCCGGGGGCAAAGATCAGGACAGGGGGCATTCGCAAGGGACGTAGGCTGTGGCGTTGCGCAGTTGGGTATTACAGTCATCCCACGAACAAGATCAGTAGCGTGGATAGAAACAATACTAGGATGCGAGAGGAAATCCTTTCTTCTCAAGGTGGAGTTTGCGCGCTGTGCAAAGGTAATTCCGCTCGTTGGTGCTTGGATCATGACCACGATAACGGCATGGTTCGGGGGGTGTTGTGCTATTCGTGCAATGTTGGCCTGGGCCAATTCGGCGATGATGCCGACCGGTTGATGGCTGCGGTTGATTACCTCGACCTTTGGTCGAGACGGCATGATCTCGATGATTATCCAATGTACCGCATGAAGTAGTAACAGCACGATCAAAGGCAGTGTTGATCTCATTGCGTGTGCCGTCCATGTGTACATCACAATGTGGTTGGCACTGCCTTGTTGTATGTATACACGCCACCGCCGCTGTGTTGTGTTGTTATCAAACATTCAATTATCACGAATCCCGCGCGAATATGGCCCAATCGAGTGTGAAAAGTGTCAAAACCCTTATGTTCGAGCCCAGGGTTTTAAATTCATTCGCGCGCGGGAGGTGTATTACACCTTTAAACTCGCGGCTAAAGTACAATGCGTAGCCTCCGGAGGACGGCTACGCTCTGTAGACGAACCCCGTGGGCTACGCACACGGAGAGTAGTACTAGGTAAAACTTTGGTAAAGATTCTGGAGAAGCCGACAGTTACGGCTTCGACTTCGGCCTAATTCCTTAGGAAGCTTCTTCCGACCAAAGAAGGAAGAAGCGACTAACACCGGCAAGCTTAGCTTGCCGGAAGTTCAAAGGAGGCCATCAACGGTGGCCTTTGAGGGCCACCTAAGATGGCCTCCTAGTCAGTAGCTAACTTCTTGAAGTGAAGGGCATTCGGCTGTGCCGAATGTGGACCAGACCCTGAACGAGAGAAGTTAGCTTAAGGAAAAGTATACCCACTACCGTGGAGGCAGAGATGCTGAGCGCAGAAGAAAGATTCTTCGCCAAAGTCGAGAAAACAGATTATTGCTGGAATTGGGTAGCCTCCCTTAATGTCGGCTACGGGCAGTTCTACTGGAAGGGCTCGTTGCGCCGAGCCCATAGAGTATCATACGAATGGGCTAATGGGCCCATCCCAGATGGGCTAGTCATTGACCATCTTTGCCGAAACAGGGCTTGTGTCAACCCGTCTCATCTGGAACCGGTAACGAGTAGGGTAAACTCTCAGAGGAGTCCCATCATGGGCAGGCCCAAGACTTTATTCTGCAACAACAACCATGAACGAACTCCGGAGAATACTCACATCCGTAAGGACGGGGTGCAGTCCTGCCGAACCTGCAGTCGCAACCGGATGGCGTATCGACGACGGAAGGCGAAGCAGGATGCCACAGCACAGCTCGAACAAGGTCAGTGAGCGAGCCATCCCGGTAGCGGCCAAGAAAGCAAAGCTTCTTGACCTCTACGCCAAGGGCACCACGATCAAGGATGCCTGTACCAAGATAGGCATCAGCCCGAAGTCTGCGGACTACTACCGGAGAACAGATCCTGAGTTCCGTGAGCGGATCGATAGGATCCGCGAATTCCGTGACACAGGTGTTGTGGCCCAGGCACGCAAGGGCGTGCCGAGGTTCGAGGAATTCTCCGAGAAGTATCTTGGGGCCAAGGTCTTTCCCCATCAACAGCAGTGGATCGATCTGCTGGAAGGCAGGGAGGCCACAGGCCTCCACCACAGCCAGAGGTACGAGCACGGCTCGTCCCCTCAGCACCTCATCATCAACACTCCTCCTGGCCATGCCAAGTCCACGACCATCACCACGAACTACGTGGTGTGGCGGATCGTCCAGAACCCCGACATTAAAATCCTCATCGTGTCGTCCAACGCCACGAACGCGAACAAGTTCCTGTACGCCATCAAGATGCGGCTGGACTCCACGCGAGCCTTCGCGGAGCTGAAGAAGGACTTCGCCCCGGTGGAGGGCTTCGACGGTGGCAACGCCATCTGGCGCAACGACATGATCTATGTCAACCAGGCCGAGGACGAGGAGACCACGGGTGAGAAGGACCCTACTGTCCAGGCGCTGGGTATCGGCAAGAAGATCTATGGAGCTCGTGCTGACCTCATCATCCTTGATGATGTTGTGGACCACAGCAACGCCCACGACTTTGAGAACCAGATCGACTGGATCCAGAACATCCTACAGTCACGTATTGACGCGGACGACGGGAAGATACTTGTGGTTGGCACTCGGCTGGCCACCCAGGATCTGTACGGAGAGCTTGTCAAGCCTCAGTATTACGACGGAGAAGAAGTCCCCTGGACCTACCTGAGCCAGCCAGCCGTATTGGAGATGCCCAGTGCCGACCCTTCCACCTGGATTACGCTCTGGCCGCGAAGCAACCAACGTCCTCGCGGTAAGAGTTTTGAGGACCTGGAACCTGACGGAGATGGACTCTTCCCTAAGTGGGGAGGCCCTCAGCTGTCACGTAAGCGCAGTGGCATGTCTCCTCGGAACTGGTCTATGGTCTACCAGCAGGAGCAGGTAGCCGGAGATGCCATCTTCACACCCGCAGCCGTTAACGGTTGCTCAAGTTCTCGCAGGCCGGGACCCCTGGTTGCAAGCCCTCTTCGTCCTCAGGGAATGCACGGCCTTACCGTTGTGTGCGGCCTTGACCCGGCTGCCGCCGGAAATACTGCTTCAGTGGCACTCGGACTGGACCGCCAAACAGGCAAACGTTTCCTCCTGGATGTCTTCAACCAGGGATCGCTGAACTACAACCAGATCATCTCCACCATCAAAGAGTGGACGCTGACCTATGGTGTCCAGGAGTGGCGAATCGAGAAGAACAACGTCCAGGCGTGGCTTACGCAGGACGAAGGGCTGCTGGACTTCCTGAGGGCGCGTGGTGTCGTTGTACAGCCGCACTTTACTCATGGTAACAAGTGGGACGCGGACTTTGGCGTGGCGTCCATGGCCGCCCTGTTCGACGGATACGAAGAGGGCAGGAACCTCATCGATCTTCCTTCCTCTCGCAACCATGCTGGAGTTCAGGCTCTTCGAGAGCAGCTGATCACCTGGCATCCTGAGACCAAGGGCAAGACGGACATCGTCATGGCCCTCTGGTTCGCCGAGATTCGGTGCCGTGAGCTGATGAACGAAGGACAGCTCATCACCCACTGGGGCAACGAGAAGTACCGCACCCCCATGCAGGAGGAGCGGATGTGGACGATCGACATCGACGACTACATGGCCAGGAACCTGGCCCCCTCCCTCGGCTCCATTGAGCCCGAGTGGTCTGTGTACGGCAACCAGCCCACACCCGGTCAATGGCAGGAGGCGGACCCAGGATGGTAGACGAGTTCCCGCAGTTCCCCGTTATGCAGTGCTCCGTCTGTGAGGAGTGCTTCGAGGTCCCCCGCAAGCGGGTGACTCTCAGGGGTCTAGGCCTCCAGCTCATCATGGACTGGGAGGCCGCCAAGGACCTCATGCAGTTCCACCACTCAACTCACAAAGAAGACCTTATCCAAGGGATAGAGGAATACCTTGCTAAGAATGCCTAAGGGGGTGATGCTAAGTGTTGAGTCCTGATGACGTGGCCCACAAGGTGGAGTCCCTTCGTAGAATCAACCACGACCGTGATAACCGCGCGCGCAATGTGCAGCAGGTGAGGAACGGAGACGTGCGCACGGTTCTGCCTGGATTCTTCCCGTAGCCGGACTACTGGCCTCAGCAGATCATCGCCAACCAGATCGACATCGTGGCAAGGGACCTGTCCGAGCAGATCGGCAAGATGCCGACACTCACCTGTACCGCTGCTGTCAACG